ACTTCTTGACCTTTATAAGATTTAGGTAAAGGTTTAATAACATGAACTTTTTCTTGAATAAAATCATTAAAACTAATTTGCATTGTAATATAATCTCCTTTAATATTATATAATAAAAAATGCATATGACTCTTCCAGGAGAAAAAAGAAGCATATGCATTTTAAGATTAAAAACGTTTATTAGGCTACGCTTATAAATTCTCCACGAGCCTGGAACATTAATTTAGATAAAGTACCTGAATATTGCAATGTTCCTTGTGTAATTGAACCATCAAAATTCCATTCTGTTCCAGCAGAAACAATTGTAAATGTAACTGGAACTAATCCTTTTATGTAAGATGATGGTTCAAATTCAAATCCAGAATCTGGAACAGCACTTTCAACAGTCACATTTGTAGTTAAAGCTCCAAGAACTTCTCCTGCATAACCTCTATGAACAGTGTAAATTGCTCTACCACTGGATGCATAATTAACTGTAATTGTTGAATTTTCAAATAAACCTTCTCCATTAATATACACGTACACTTTCGAGTACGTTTGTAGATTAGATGAAGCTGGAGATAAGTTTATAAATGCCATTAGATAGCTTCGAATTCAACGTAAGGACCGTCACCAGACATTACGATTTTTGCGTTTTGTCCTACTGAGTGTGAACTATCAAAATCATTTACGAAACCAGTAAAATTAGCCTGGCTAGCACCAAAATAAAATGTAATATCTACAGGAGCTAATGCCACTGCTTTTTGTTGCAAAGTAACCATTTCAATTCCACCTCTTGGAATCATACTTTCAATTGTAAAAGTACAACTTGGAGAACCTTGAGTTTTACCACTATAACCTTTCATCGTGGTATTTACTTGTGAAGAGTTTACCATTTGTTTAAAAGTAACTGAACCTTGTTCAAGTACAACATTTCCATCAATTACTACTTGAGCTATACCGTATTCGCCTACATTAACTTGTTGAGCCATAATTAACCTACCTGATCAATAGAAATACCAATTTGATCAAGAATTGGAGTTGGATAAAGTTGAACTCTAACACTTAATCTGTTTTGTGGACCAATTTGAACGCCATCAGCCGCATTAAGTGATTTTAAGGTTTCCTCTACATTTACAAGAACATTGTTATTTGAATATTTGTTAATAAGTTTTTTTACAACGTTTTTATAAATTGTTGGACACATAACATCTGGTCCAGGAAATTTTCCACCAGGCGCTGGATCTGGTTGAAGAGTTTTTCTAGCACATACTTCAGCAGTAATTTGTTTTAAATCATCACCAAAAAAGTCACAAACCGTAACAATGTGCGAATCACGCGTACGATAATCTGATACTGAACCATTTAAAGAACGAGTAGTAATTCTTTTAACTAAACTAGTTCTTCCACCTTTTTCAACTTTAATTGGAGTAATACCATTATTTAAAGCCGCTTTAATTGAGTTTCTTGAAGGACTTAAACCACTTAATGGAGCTTTTACATTCCATAAACCAGCGGTCAATGGATCGTTACCAAATCCAGTAAAACTTAATTTACCAGCAGTTAAATCAGGAGTTTCAATTAATGAATATGCAGCCGTAACATAAGCAGCTAATTCAGCTGGAGTAAATTCTGATTGTTCTAACCAAACTAACTCACCTCTTGCAACGTTTAATGAAGTAGCTGTGGTAGTCGTATTAGCAAGCGTATCTACTGAACCTGCTACGAATCTTTGTCTAACTCCACTAATTGGTAAAGATAAAGTATCAACTTGAGCTTTTAGTCTACCTAAATTAGTAACATCTTCAGCAGCTGAAACATGATAATAAAATCTACGACCTGAATTAGCTAGAACAGCCAAAGCAGCAGTATTATTATCAGCAACTGTTCCACCTGAAAAATAAGTTGATGTTGAAACAGAAGAAACTACATTCGTTCCATAACCAATTACTCTAGCAAAACCACGAAGCCAATTTCCACGAGTGCCTTTTTGTTTAGCAGTAAGTGTAACCGTGTTTGTTGAAGCAAGAGCTGTAAATGGAAGATTTGTTTGAGCATTGATATTATCAGCTAAATCAGAAGCAATTGTAGAAGTTGTATCTGCAACAGAAAAACCAACATCTACGAAATCATCTGAAACAGTGTAATATCTAAAAGTTCCTGCCGCAGCTGGATTTGTTCCTGAAGAAAGAGTAATTGTTAAAGTTTGAGTCGCTTGATTACCAGCTGATTCATCTACAACAACAGCATAAACTGAAGTTGTTTTGTTGATAGAAACAAACTTGCGAAACATTCTATGTAGTTCTGAGCCAGAGCCAAATAATTGAATAGCATCATCTTCGGTATTCAACGAAACTGGTTCAGCAGGACCATAGATATAGCCATCACTTGGAGGATTGGCTGAGCCACTTGATAATTTATTTCCTAATAAAACTACATCATACTGCCCGCCGAAGCCTGCCGATGAGCCTTGTCCAAAATTAATTTGAACATAAGTATCAGGCACCGGATCGTTAGCCGATAGACCTATAAAATTAATTGCCATTGTTAAATTCCTTTTTTATTTTAAACCACATTCTTTAGCTGTTTCTTCATCAGCGGCTAACAAAACGCCTTTTCTTACAGCTATTTTTATTTCTTCAAAAAGACCTGGATACATCTCGTAATTAGTCTCATCAATCAATTCAAATTCTTTAGGTACAAAAGCTCCTTTTGTTTTGCCTTTTACCGCTACACATGAATCAAATTGCCAACCAATGTACTTTCGATTGGAAGATCCTGTATTTAATGGATCTTGCATCATCGCATAACCATTACATTTTACTTTTAATATAGACATTAAGTTCTCCTATACTAGTAGGTAAAATCTGTTATATTATTTGCTACTTTTTTACTCTATATACTGATAGCAATCTTCTAATGTAACAGGATCATCTACTTTAAATTTTAAAGTTAAGGATGCTAGAATAGGTATGTTTGCTGGCGTTGTAAATTTAAGATGATTATTATCTATTATTTCTAAATCAAATAAAGGCAAACCTTCTAAACTTCCACCTGTAACATTAAAAAATGCATTTCCAGTTACTGTTACTAATTGTTTGCCAGTTATTGGACCTGAAGTAGGAAATATAGAAGCAATTGAAGGAGCCATGATTGTTGTTGTTGCCGCAACTTCTACATATCCATCAATCGATGAAGTAAAGAAATATCCGTCTACAGCTTCGAGAGGTGGATATAATCCTGGAACAAATTGATTTCTTTCATTAACTTGAAATGTCATATGTAAAGTAGGAAATATAACATTAGCTTCTGATGAAGTTGCTCCTGGTAATCCTACAATTTCACCTTTAACAAATAGCAATTCTGATATTTTTGTATCTTTTAAATAATCATGTCCACTATTAATATTTGAATCATAACCATTATACAATCTATCTACTATTTCGTTTCTTACCGCTGATAAAAATGAACCTAAATTTCTATATTGATCAATAGTAAGTGGAAACATTATCCAAAAGAATTCAATATTTCTGGAAATAACGTAGTGAGAAGAAGTTATTTGTTTAAATGAAAAATTTGATTCATAAACATTAAGGAGAGGAAATTGAAATTCATTCGATTGTAAATAAGGATGTACAGGAAATAATTCAATTTGATCACATATCTTATTTGTTTTTTCTGATAATGCTAAAAGTGCTACTTCTTCATTCCAACGAGCAGTTAATCTAGTTTGTATAATTAATTGAAAAAACTCTGATAATTTATATAATGTATAATCAAGGTCTCGATTAGAAGAATTACCTGTACCTACTAAAGGAGGAGATGAATAGTTGGCTATTGCAAATTTACTATTATCAATCATTTGATTATACCATTTAAATGTTTCTCTACTATTTCTACATATTTCTTTTCAACTTCATCTTTTGCATTACTCATAAATGGTAGAGGTCCATGAGCTCTTACTTTTTTAGCAAAAACAGTTTTACCACCAACTTGGAATCTTAATACCTTTCCATTTACTGGATAAATATAAGCTCCTTTTTGATTATTTCCTTCTTCTAACCAATAAGAATGAGGTGAATGTGATTCTACTTCTAATTCGAATTTGTTTATTGGATTAGATTTTATATTTGCTTTAAACGCATCACTTGCTTTAAATAAATTGGCTGATCTAGCTTGTTGAATACCAAATTCACCTAACTCATTAACAGCTTCTTCCAAAGCTTGTGGTATTAAATTGCCTAGATCAGATAATTTCATAAAATAGAACCAGTAGTTTGCATATAAACTTTATAAGATAGTGTATTGTTTTGATCGGTATAAAGCACTTTACATAAAGAGCCATCACCTTCTTCAAATCCAGCACCAATCAATCGAACGTAAATTTGCATATTCTTAGTAAATAAATCAGGATCAAATATCTTCTCCGATGTTCCACCTGATTCACCATTAACTGTATATGGATATCTTAAATTCATTACTAAACATTTACTAGTTAATCTATTACCTGATAATGCTACTTCTTTTCCTGATACATATCTTACTGATGGATTTAAATAACCATCACCTGGATATATCGAACTAAAAGGAGTTGTACCAATTACAATTCTAGTTTCTTCAGATGAATTTACAACAGGACGATCTCTTCCATTACTGGTTACGAATCTTTTAACTAAAAATACTTTTGTTCTATGTAAGCCAATCTCAGATCCAACTGCGGCTAATGCATCAACAGCAAATCTAAGTTCATTGATAATGTCTGTAGAAATCATTAGCCATTCTCTAATAGATCTGATAATTGATCTGTATATCCATTGCCTACAGGAACTGAAGAATAATAATCAGCATTTACTTTATTAAAACCTAGAGTTCTTGCAATTGTTCCAATCGCTTGACGACCAGTTCTTTCTAACATTTGATAAGCTTGTCTAGGTTGAATTTCTGCTTTATCCATTCCATCTGATTGTTTAACAAAGAATAGATTTTCTAATCTAGCTCTTTTAACATCGATATCATCTAATTTAGCAATTAATGTACGTAGATAATCTTGAGTCGCTGATGAAGTTAAAGAACCGCCATCAACTTGAGACTGAACAGCATTAATTGCATTTTCTAGTCTAGGAACTTGTTGAAAGAATAATGTAGCAAATCCTAGATAAGCTCTTATTTTAACTTTTTCTTCTTCAGTCCAAGCTGCCATGATTAACCTTATTTCTTTTTACCTGATTCTTCTAAAAACCTAACGGCTGTTAAATATCTAGCTTCAGCTTCCATTTTTTCAATTAGTTTTTTTCTTTCTTCTTCTTCTTCAATACGTATTGAGTCTAAACCTAAAGAAAATTTAGGAGTTTCATCTTCACCTACTTTTGATAGGTGAGGACATAATCCACCAACTATATTTCCTGATTCATTAACAGTTCTAATTGCATTATCATATCTACTATCAATTTCTACTGATTTTCCAGGTTGTATAATAACTGTCATTCTAGACATTCGTTTACCAGCTTCAGTAAAAGGTCGATATTGATTTGGTGTTAAATGAATAATTCTTTCCTCTCCATAAATTTTAAATGAAAAGGTTTTATCTGTATTATTCTTCCAAACAGTAAAATGTTTGCTTACCTCATCGTCTTTTTCTTGTACAATTGTAGCTTTATCTGATTCTTTAATTTGATGAAATGATGGCATAATATAATCTCCTAATTTATATTATAAATTATTACTTTAAAACAACTACTCTACCAACACCTGGACCTGAAGCCAAGTGAATGTTTAATGCAGCCTTAAGTGCATTAGCAAGAGCATTTGCGGTTGATTGATCAGTCGCATTCGCAGTTGCAACCGTATTTGGATCATTAACTACGTGAACACCTGATTGTGATAAATGCGCATTGTATTTAACTTTTAATGCATTTAATACAACTTGTACCGTAGCTAAATTAGTCGCATCAGCATAACCATCCATCGAATTAACTAAATCTTTAATTAAGTGAGATGAATCATCTTTACAGTGAGCGCCAAAAACGCCTTTTAGTTGATTAGTAAGAGTAAGTGAAGTTGCAAGGTTTGTTGCATTGGCAGCAGTAACAGTTAATAAAGTTGAAGCTGAACCATCGGTAACTGATTGTGAACTTGTTTTATCGCGATGAAAATAACCATCTGATAGAAATTTTTGATCATGAAGTGCATTAAGTGCATTAGCTAGCGCATTTGATAAGCTAACTACATCTGGTCTGGTAAAAAATGAAGCCATATTATATTTCCTTGTATTTAAATAGTATTAAAAGTTTAATAACCAAGCAATAGTATAAATAAATATTCCTATTGCTTGGTTATTATTTATATTATACAGCAATATCAGTGATGTATGAGTGAGCAGCCGCACGATCAATTACTAATTGAAGATCGCATTTGACAAAGAATTTAAGATAATCGCCAGTTTTTGAAAGAGGAACTAAGCGGAATGGTAAACCGATCGGTTGCATATCTTCACCGTTAGATCCATAACCTTCCATCATTTTAATATCAGTACCATCAGATCTTGAACCTTGTGATAAAGGAAGGTAAACTTTTTTAATGTGGTTTTGGTTAAGAAAAATAATCGTACCTTTACCACCAGTTTCAGGAATATCTTTATCTCTAATTAGAGGAATACCTGAATAACCAACATCATCACTGCCGGTTTCATAAACTGCGGTGTTTAATCTGCGAAGAGGTTCCAATATTGATTTATATCTGGTAATTACGCCTGGAGAACAAACAGCAACAGTTGGTTTTAAATTTGTTTTGGTCCAAGCAGTAACTAGTGCTTGTTCCATAAGATCAGTAGTTAGAGCACGAGCAACTCCACCATTAGCAAGAACATTTCCTTGCCAAAGAGGATAAGTAGCGCGATCTAAATTAGCATAAGTACCAGTTGAATCAAGAGCTCCACCAAGTAATCCTACTAGTGTTTGAACTGAGTTAACGTCTGATCCATCACCTAAAATAATATCTTTGTTAATTGCTGAAGCTAACGCAGTTACAGAGCTCATATAATTTTCTTCGAACATTTCAATTAGAGCCGATGAAGATCCTTCCGAAGTCATAGCAGCATCTAAATCTCTTTCTGACATAGCAAAAGCAGTTCTATATCCTGCCCATGGTAGCGAAGCTGGTAATTTTGCATCTTGAGCAAAATCAGCAGAAACAACATCGGTACCTTCCGCATAGGAGGCTACACCTCCATTAGCTAATTCAGCTCCGTTCATAACTACGTTCCAGTTAACACTTTTACCTTTGCCAGCTTCCGTTGGAATTAGTGCAGCAGTAACAACTGAACGATTATATTGTCTTGCCGCTTTTTTCGCAAATATTAGCGAAAGAGCATTTGCCACATCTGATAGTTTTTCTAAAGCCATTTCATTATCCTTTTACATATTTTTTAAAATAGACATAAGACTTTCGGCTACTTCATCTTCCGAATAATCTTGTTTCACATTTGATTGCAGACCACTTGGTTTTAAAGATCCTGAACCTTTTGGATTCTTTGATGGTACAAAATATTTTCCATCATCTCCTTTTAACCAAGATTTTAAACCTTCTTGAATATCTAATACTTCAGCTCCTGATTTAAAAACCAATCGATCTTCATCTTCTTCATCATAACCTAAAAGACCATCTTCTTTAAGTACCGCAACAGCAGCTTTTAATTGATGTGCTGGAACACCTGATTTAGTTAGAAAATCTCTTACCGTTGAATTAAGTCTTTCTACTTTTGATTTAGACTTATGTTCATCACGTTCTTTTTTAAGATCATCAACTAATTTCTTATATTCATTCAGCTGTTTATAAATTTCATCTTTTTTTGGAACTGGTTCTTCTTTAACTTCTTCTTTTGGTTGAGTTAATTGAGATAACATTGTTTTTAATTCACTAATTTCTTTTGAAGTTCCTTTACTTCTATTTGAAAGTGCTGAATTAATTACTGAATGTAATTGCTCCATGGTTACATATTGAGGTTGATCGTTTGTATCATTATCATCTGGCATTTCAGTATCCTTTATAGTCCGTAAGACTCATTGGTATTTTTAAGATTTACCACAAATCTCATATTTTGTTTATAGGACAAAATCTAAACCTTATATTAATAAGTCACTTTCTTTTATTAGATTTGCTATTTACTTGAGATTTAGAATCAAAGTTTGATTTTATAATTTGCAAATTATCCATAATTGATTCAAAACATTCATCTTGATGTTTTTTAATAATGTCGGCAAAATAAATAAAATTTTCATGACTAATACTTAAATTAATATCATCAGAGTTTTTCATTTTGATCCTTTGCTTTATAAGCTACGTCCGTTTTATAAGCCGTATAATTATAAATAGCTTGGATTATTCCAACTACTACTGCGTAAGAAGTGCCGTCTAAATTTCCTAATACAACACCTGCTGTGCAACTTCCTAGAATGAGTAAACTCATTGTTCCTTTTTTGGAACCAAGTAAATTTTTTATTCCATTAAACACTTTCATTTTCTATCCTTCATCGCAATTTCTTTTAAAATAGCATTAATAGCATCATATCTTCTTGTTGTATCAGCAGAAAATTCTTGATATCTTTGAATTAAGTTATCAACTTTTTGATAAAGAACTGCTGAATTTTTTTCCGTAATACTATTTCTATCATGATGCTTAGCTTGCTCTTCTTTTATTTTTTCTATTTCTTTTATTATCTTGCTTAAATCCTTTTCACTTTGTTTAGATACTTTATCTAATTCTTTTTCTAAATCAGATGAGAGATTTTGTAGGTCTTTCTTATCATCAGAAGTTAATCGATCTCTGTAGTTAAAAAAATTAATAGCAAAGCCACCTAATCCTACTACAATTGCAATTCCTGCTGTTACAACAGAAGTATCGAGTTCCATAAATATTCCTTATGAATATTGTACGAACAAAAATGGCTTTTCGGTCGCTTTTGCTGTGTAAGTAAATTGAGTGGATGATAAAGCTACAGTCAATCCTAGCTTTAGATTTAACGAGTATCTTGATTTAAATTCGATGGATGGTATATCAATTGTTGCGACCGCTTTAACAGGCAATGAGAGAAGAGGAACAGTGCCATTTGATGGTTGCGCATATCCATCAAATACTTGAATAAAGCCAGTTGCGGCTGCGGCAGAATTACTTACACATAAAAGGTAAAGTAATCTGGTATCACCAGTTTTAACAACTACATAACCATCACCAGTAGCAGAAGTAGTTGAGTATGAATTAAAAGTATTATAGGCTTCAGATACGAACATTTATTTATCCTTTGATTCATAACCATCTGGTTCTGAATGATTGAGTTGTAGTTCAGATAAATCAGACATCTTATCAACTGATTTAAATATTTCTTCTTTAATTGTCATTACTTCTGATTCTGATAAAGAAGAATCATAATCAGTAACTAACTTAATTAGTTTTGCTTTCATAAAAGTTGGAGAAGGAATAGTGATTGTTTCTAGTTCTTTGATTAATAAATCTCTATCAACTAATCTATAATCTTCCATACCAGTTGCAGCCCAGATGATATTTTCATTTCTTGCTTGAGAAATTAAAAAGTAAACTTTTTTAGCAAATAACTTTACTTGTTCTGCGAATGTTTTAATCATTACTTCTTGATTTTTATTATCTGCTTGTTTAGAGATTCCAGATGTAGCAGAAGCATGAGAAGTTGATTTAACTGATTGAGCAGTTGAAGAAACTATTCTATGAAGTTCATCAACATTATCTTTGATTGCTTGAGAAAGAGGTTCGTAAACAGAGCCAGTTGGTTCGGCGAATTTAAAATCATCATTTGGACCAAGTACAAGAGCACCTTTTGATTTTGCTTGGTAGATTGAAGAATTTCCTCTATGAACATCTTGACCAGCTTCTGCAACATCACCTGATTCAGTTATTTCTGCGCCTTGTTTATAAATAAGAACAGGATTGCAATTTTTAGACATGGCAGAATAAAGAGCAGTTTTTTGTCTAAAGATTGTTGCTGTTAGATTTCCAATAAGATTACCAATCCACATTTCTTCTGGTATTTCTAATTTAAGAATTGGAATTTCTTTAAAGTCTGTGGTATCTTCTTTAATTAGCGGAACATCTGCATCTTCGGAAACGCATTCACCTTTTTTGCAAGGTATTTCATATATTTGATAAGATACTTGTGAGTTTTCTTTTTTCCATACTGTGAATCGGATTATTTGAGTTGTTCGATCTTGTAGTAATGACAATCTTTGTGAGACAACATCTTTGATTACAAGAAAAGTAAATTTTCCAAATTTATCTTCATTCCAATCAAGAATATTGAGAGGATTTATTTCATAGCAATAAGGTCTATTTAAAGAATTTTCTTCTTCTGTTGGAAAATCTACTGCTATGTAAGCGAATTTGGAAACCATTGCAGCAGTGGTTATTTTTTTTAGGATTGATTTAAATGAATTTCCTTGGAGGTCTGCATTTTCTGCAAATTCTCTATAGTAAATTGATTCATCTGATTCTAAATTTTCTCCTGGAGTATCTGAGTTATTTGCATCGGAGGCAGGAGCAATTGTAAGAGGTTTAGAAAATATATTTCCTGCAAAGGTATTAACTATATTCGCCATGTAATTGGTATAAGTCGCCCATTTTAATTTTGCTTTATAAGCTTCAGGAGTTTCATTTATTTCTTTTGGAATAAATCTTTCGGCTTGGCGTTTTATTTCTTCTCCGCCTGTGTAAAGAAGTTGTAGTTTTTTTATATTCTCTACATCTAAGGATTCTGAAATTTGATTTAAGATTCGATATTTAACGGAAGTCATTAGTAATTTCCTAGATTAGAAAGATTTCTTGAAACTTTTGGAGAATATAAAAGATGATCGACTGCATAGACCAAGGCATCTAGTCTATCTGGAGATTTCATTTTAGGATTACCATTGAAATTAACCATTTGATATTCTAATTGATTATACTTACCTACGTGAAAAACTTTATTTTGTATATATTTAGCTGCAACTGGTTCGGCTCTTGTTATTTTGCCTTTTTTTGCATGTATTGTAATTATATTTGCTGAATTAAGAAGAGATCTGATATTTTTTTCAATTAAATCTCCTCCATTGTTTTTTTCTGCGATAATAATTGGATATGGATAACTTTTATAGGCATCGATTACTTCTTTTGCCCATTGATCTGCGTCGTATTTACCTGAGTAATCATCTACAATATAAACATTATTATCGGAGCAAAGTTGAGCTACTACTATTCCTGTTTCATCTGAATTATCTGTATGAGTAACGGAAGGATCTACTCCGATTGCTGTTTTTAATACATAAAGTTCTTTTTTTTGTAGTAGTAATTTATATTCTGGAAGAGATATTCGATGTTTGTCGATTATTTGTTGATTCCAAAGAGCTCCTTCGATATCAAGAAGAAGATCTCCATAAAGTTCTTGGTTACCGAATCTTGTTCCTTCGAATAGTTTTTTAAAAGATTCTTTATCTTGTTCTGAAAGATAAGGATTATCAAAAGTTGTTCCTATTATTTGAGAATAATCTGAGTCTTCTGAGTTTATTTTTTCTTGGAATTCTATGAACCATTTAAACGGTTTTGGAGTAGATGAGATATAAATTTGAGATTTTCTACCTGAAGTATTTCTAATGCCAAGAACCATTGTATCAAAGCGTTCTTTTATTTTTTCAGGAATTGAATCACACCATTTACAAATTTCTTCACAAACTACGAATTCAGCGTTACAACCACGAATTTCTTGATCGGATGAATAGATTTTAATTACCTGACCAGTTTTTGTTGTATAAATATGCGATTGAGCATTGTATTTAGGCAAATCATCTGGATGAAAATGAGATTCAAATACTGTTTTTATTTCTTTGGTAAAATCAGAATATGTTGGACAAACGATTGCACATTCTTTTGCTCCATTGATTACTTTTTCATAGAGCCAAGAAGTTGAGGCAAAAGATTTTCCTAAACCTCTACCTGCTCTTAGATAATGAAATTTCCAATTTGTATCTGGAGGAATTTGTTTATCAAATAAAAAAATCTTTGGATGTCTTTTTAATTCTTTATAAATATAATCTGGTAATTTAGAAAGAAATTCATCAATCAAAGGTTTTTGTCCGATTGATAGAAATAAATTTCTATATCTTTCAACTGTATCTTGATGCATTACTTACCTACTTTTTCCAAAATAGATATTAATGTTTGTTCAATTTCTTCTTTTGAAGCTTCTTGCTTTTTTTCTTCTTTTGGAGGATTTAATTTAAGTTTCCATTCGGCGAATTTAATTGCCTCTGAGAAATATTTAGGTTTTAATGATAAAGCTAAATTATCGTCTCTATCCATTACATCACTACAAGATTTAAAATATTTTTGTGCTAATTGATCTAATGCTGTTAAATAATCTGTTGAGATTTTTATAATGTTATCTTGTATTGCTTTGTTTAAAATTTGATTTTGTATTTTTCTATATTTACCAAGTACTGATTTAAGTCTTCTAGGAAGATATTGATGTTCCGCAGGTTTAAAATAATTTTGATCAATTAGCCATTTGCAAATTTCGGTCGCATTTTTACCGTTAGCATCCATATTTAATATTTCAGCGTGAAATCTTTCCGGTATGGAACTTTTATTTCCATTTTTATTATTTGTTTGACCTTTTGGCATAAGTTACCTATACTATAATAAATAAAATTGGTTTTATAATTGCAGTTTATTGGAGATATTTAAAAAAGGATTTCATTTAAGTCAACTGACAGCAATATTGAATTGTATAAATCTGGACAGTAAGTTTTTATATCTGATAAATTATAAAGATGAATTTTACCTGATGTTTTAAATGGTATTGACATTCCTAGCAATAGTTTTTTTGTTGCTTCTCCACTCAAACCAATTATTTTTGATAACTTTTGTGTTGAATAAAAAGCTTTTACTCTGTGATGCGATTTCTTTTGTACGCATAACTTATTTAATTGAATTGAATGTATAATTGATTCGTAGAGTGAAATATTACTGGATTGTAATTCCGAAATATAAAAAATATATTTACTATTAATAAGATGATAAGGAATATTGAAATTTTTAATTAATAAATCGTAAGCGCCTTGTCTTGTGTATCCAATTAAATTTGCCAATTCGCTTAAACTATAAAATGGATATACTTTAGAATATAAACTTCTTTCATTTATTTTATTTCTTTTGTTTTTCATCTTGTTTCCGGAATAAAATATCTTCTTCTAATAAATTTGGATTATCTACATTTAATCTTAAAATTAATTCGTACAATTCTAAAACCGCATCTGCCACAACAGAAGGATTGCTAATGTAAATGCTACCATGAGCATCCTTTT